GAGGACTTACGTAAGTGTAAGTGGTATATTGAACGACTAATTAAGGAAATGAATTAATGGATGCATATCAACAGTACATACACAAGTCCCGCTACGCACGTTACCTACCAGAGGAACAGCGCCGTGAGACTTGGGAAGAAACAATCGACAGGTATCTAAACTTCTGGATTGAGAAGGGTAAGTTAACACTCGAAGAAGCTAACGGTATCTTCAAAGACATACACGACATGGATGTTATGCCTAGCATGAGAGCGTTAATGACCGCTGGTGACGCCCTTGACCGTGACAACGTGGCTGGTTTCAACTGTAGCTACCTACCTATTGACCACCCTAAAGCGTTTGACGAGATGATGTACGTACTCATGTGCGGCACAGGCGTAGGCTACTCTGTTGAGCGTCAGTACGTTAGCAAGCTACCTGAAGTAGCAGAGGAATTTCATGATACCGATACCGTTATACACGTCGCCGACTCTAAAATTGGCTGGGCCAAAGCATACAGAGAACTTATCAGCTTGCTCTATTCGGGTCAGCTTCCAAAGTGGGACGTATCTGGAGTACGACTTGCAGGGGCCTCTCTTAAGACCTTCGGTGGTCGAGCGTCTGGTCCAGAACCTCTTGTTGATTTGTTTAAGTTCACCGTTGACATCTTTCGGGAAGCTGCTGGACGTAGACTGTCTTCCATCGAATGTCACGATGTCTGCTGTAAGATTGCACAGATCGTCGTCGTTGGAGGAGTCAGGAGAAGTGCTCTCATCAGTTTGTCTAACCTCACTGACGACAGACTCCGACGAGCCAAGTCAGGACAATGGTGGCAGGACAATCCACAACGTGGCCTAGCTAACAACAGTGCATGTTATACAGAGAAGCCAGACTTCGAGGCATTTTTAAATGAGTGGAAAAGTTTATACGAGTCCCGTTCAGGAGAGCGAGGTATGTTCTCTAGAGTCGCAAGTCAAAAGCAAGCTGCAAAGAACGAGCGACGAGATGCTTCCTATGATTTTGGAACTAATCCATGTAGCGAGATCATCTTACGGCCTAACCAATTCTGCAATCTATCAGAAGTTGTTGTCAGGGCAACCGATACGCTGTCAGACCTCAAACGAAAAGTACGTACTGCGTCTATCCTTGGAACTTTACAGGCTACCTTAACTGACTTCCGTTACTTACGTAAGGTATGGCAGAAGAACACAGAGGAAGAGGCATTACTAGGAGTATCGCTAACAGGGATCATGGATCATCCGACGCTGTCGGGAAGGAGAGATAAAGGTGTCCTCAAAACATGGCTTACTGAGCTTCGTGAAGAAGCTATCGCTACGAATAAATCATGGGCTGACCGATTGGATATTAATATTTCTACTGCTATTACCGCCGTTAAGCCTAGCGGTACTGTGTCTCAACTGGTTGATTCTGCTAGCGGGATACACCCTCGATATGCGGATCAGTACATTAGAAGAGTACGAGCAGATGCAAGAGACCCGCTGTGCTCTGTACTTGAAGCCGCAGGAATCCCCGTAGAAGACGATGTAATGTCACCCAGTACCAAGGTATTCTCCTTCCCTATAAAGTCTCCTGACGGGGCTGTGGTGGCCTCTGAGATGGGTGCTATGGAGCAGTTAGAACTATGGGAGATATATCAGGACTTTTGGTGCGAACACAAACCATCTATGACGTGTTACTATCGTGATGATGAGTTCCTTGAGGTAGGTCAATGGTTGTACAACAAGTTCGATAAGATAAGCGGTGTTAGTTTTCTGCCTTATTCCGAACACACATACCAACAGGCTCCTTATGAACCCATCGACGTAGAGACCTATGAGAAGCTGAAGGAGGAATTCCCAGAGACGATTGATTGGAACATCTCTGAGAACTCTGACATGACGGAAGGGTCTCAGCAGTTAGCCTGCACCGGCAATAACTGTGAGTTGTAACTTACTGGGGCTTCGGCCCCTTTTTTACTACTCTGTAAGCATTCCTTTCTTGGAATCAAGTTGTATCCTAACTTCTCTTGATGTATCAGGCTTAACTAAACGCATAAAAGCATTACCTGCTTTACGTGGANTAGAAGCAAGCTCAGGTACAGCCTCTATAAACTCTCTAAAGGTAGGCTTGTCAACATCATTTACCTTGTCCCAATCGTAAGTGTCCTTAACAATAATAGAACCGTCGTCTTGGTGCTCCGCTGTGAATCTTCCTAATGTTGTTTTTATCCTGTAAGCAGGATCATTAAAAGAATCTTTAACGGTTTGAGTAATAGATTCTACTCCACCTTCAGTAGTTGGTTGCTGAGTTTTAGCGATGTCCTTATACTGAACTGATGTTCTATCACTAGTATCTCTATATGACTGTATCTTTTTGTTTAACTCAGAAATTTCTTTATCTGTAATATCAACTAGGGTCCTATCTGGACCTAGCTCGTAAACACCACCCATATCAGAAATTAAGTCTCTATGCTCAACAAGCATGTTTTCCATTTCATTGTTTTTTTTCTGAGTGTTTTCTATAAGGCTCCGAAGGTACTTTAAGTCTTGAGGTGTAAAATCTTCTTCAGTTATAGGCTGGTCAACACCCGCAACAGTCTCAGCGAAGATACGCATGTTAACAGGAATTTTGTTATATATTTTTTTTAAACGAATCGATTCAAAATCCATCAATCATCCTCCTTTAATACAGCACGGAGCTCTTCACCGCCCGGAAGACTTTTTAAAGTTTCGTAATTTGTATCTTTACCTGAAACAACATCTGCAACGTCTTTACTTAGGTTACCTATAAAACCAGTAGGAGGTACTAAAGATTCTAAAAGATGCTCAACCGGAGACTCAAGGAATTTCTGAGTAGAGTATGAATCACCTAAGCGCCCAAACGTAAATACCTGTACAGGCTGACTAGCCGCCTTTATACCAACGTCTTCGATACTAGGTTCTTTGTCATCATTACCTAATATCCACTGAGGTATTCCTCGTAGCTCGTCAATCAATCCATAACCAAGACCGGCAAAAGCCATGTATCTAGCTGAAAAAGCACCAGCCTCTTTGTAGTTTCCTTTAGATATGTTGTCAATAATACCTTGCTTAAGGAGCTCACCCTGCATAATAGCAAAGCCAGATAAAGCGTATAAGGGGCGTAGCAAGTTTGCTGTAGGTTTATCTAAGTACTTAAGTGTTCGACCAGCAGGAGAAATAAGTTGCTGTTCTCCTAGCCGTGTAAACATTCCGCGTAACACAATATGTCTAACACCTTCAGGCATCTTTTCTATTTCAGTACCTTTTATTAAATGAGGTCTTATTAAAGCACGTTCTCTCGCAGAAAAATAAGTAGCATACTTATCCTTAAACTTTTGCATACTAGGCGCGGCTTCTCTCATTCCGTTAAACGCAGAACGAAGAACAATACCTTTACCTTTTCTGTCTGCTGCCCTAAATACAGAGTACTTAAAACTAAATTCTTGATAAAAGTCTGCTGCTTTTTCGTAAAAAGCTTTATCTAAACCCTCATCAAACCCAGATTGAAACTCTCCTATATTTTTATTAGAGCCTCCTATACCATAGTCTTGAATTACCATTCCTTCTCTATCAAGAATAGCTTTAAGTGTAGGCTTAACTCCGTCTCTAACTAGCGATATAGCAGGGTCGTGTAAGTTAAGCAAAGCAGAATCAAACTGCCCGAGTGTACCTCCATAAGCCTGTTTCATCCATGCAGTTACAAAGCTACTTGTATTAGTTCTAGCTCCTACGTATGTCTTGTTTGTAATTTGCGAGATCTGATTAGCTACTTTCGGAGATCCTGTTTGATCTTGTATAGTACGTTGCATTTCCCTGAAAAAGTCATTACTATTTCCATTTAAGCCTATACTAGGACGCATCCTGAATGATTTAGAAAGCTCAATTAACATACCTTCTTGGGCTATACGGTTAATCTGCTCTAGTATAGGACTAGAGTAATCGTTAAGTTCATCTAAATCCATCTCCTGAGCTAACTTTCTTTTACGTTCTTTAGCCCCTGCATTCTGAATAGTTCCTGTTTCAATAGTAGTAGCTAGACTTTCTTCGTCATTAAGAGATGAGCGCTTAACACCAGAAGCCCAATACACCTCGTCTTGAAGAACATCTTTTGTGTATATACTTTTTACGTCAGATTGGTGTACCTTAGAGTCAGCTAATAATTGTTTAAACAAATTGTAAGCTGGTCTACTCAACTCATCAGAGGCATTAGTAATAATAGTTTTAAAATTCTCAGGCTCAAGGTGGAGGTCAAGAAACATAGCTTTGTTTACAGGAGAGTTACCCCAATCAACTAACTCTGACAAATGGTTTTTAACCTTATCGTTAAAGTATTTTGTATATAGAGTTTCTTGTTTTCGTGTGGCAGTTTCAAAAGAAGAAGAAAAAAGAGCCCCTATACGAGCACCAGCAAGCTTAGTCACCACGGCTGAAGCCGGTCTGGCGGCCTCGTCCAGAAACTTAACAACAGACGATGGGTTAATGTCATACACACCACTCATAGCCATTTTGTCGTACTCTATAAGCTCTTCAAAAGGTTTAGGCTTACGGTATCGTTGAGGTAAAACAACTGCCTTAATAACGTCATCTGAAACGCCAGCTTGATTTAATTCGTTTTTAATAAAGGCGCGACGCTCTGCTGATCCTTTTATAATAGGAGGAGGAAGAGGAGCCTCTATTGTTTGATTTGTTAAATTGTCTAATTTTGCTTGGGCATTAGATAGGTTAGTTTCTGACTTAAGAATCCTAACCTCGTCACCAGATTCCAATGCTTTTTGATTACGTTCTATTGCCTTGTTAAGATTTTTAGCGGCGGCATCCCATTTAGTACCTAGTTTTTGTTGATCTACTTTAAACTTAGGAAGATCTATTTTTTTCCATTGTTCAAAACTATCAAAGTCTGGACGTGCTTGTTCTACGTCAAAACGAATACCAGCATCATCTGCAAATTGTTTAACGCCGTCAGCGGTTTCTAAATTAAAATCAAGATCAAGATCTATAGTACTTTTAGAAAGCCTTTCCGCGAACTCTGGGCCTTCTTTTAAAGCTACCGCCGATACAGGAGTTTTAGTCATGCCTACGCCAGCAATATCTTTAATAGCAGAAGATAATTTTGCAGGGTCTCTAGCTACCTGAGCAAAACCACCACCTAACACAGACATTTCACCCGCAAGACGAGTAGCAAAAGCACCGACATCTTCTTCCACAAAGCGTTGATTAGGGTCTAGACGAGGGTCTATCATAGCCAATGCTTCACGACCAGTAGGTACGTCTTGGCCTGTGGCTAGTTCATAAAGTGCAGTAGCGGGGGAGGCTACAAAGGTGGCTAAGTCAGCAACAGCGCCTACACCAGCGGCTGACGTTTGTTGTATACCTTCCGCTAAGTTTTCCAGAACAGTATCTTCAGCCGCCTCTAACTTATAAGCCGCTTGAGATCTTTCTTCTTCCGCCTGTTGAAACTCTTTTTCTAGTTGTAGACGTTCTGGGTCTACGATATACTCACTAAAAATATCTTCAAGTTCTTTTTCAGTNGGCGGCGACTCACCTGTTAACGATAAAGTACGTCCAGTAGTAGGGTCCGTTACTCTGTAAGTAGGCATTATTACTGACTCTCCTCTGATACTGTAAACCGCCCTCGTGTGTATTGTTTGTTAGCAGAAGACGGTGCAGTGCCTAATACTTGCTCTAGCGTTAAAGGTTTCAATGCAGGTGTGTTGGCTATACGAGCGGCATTTACCGCCGCTAAAGTTTGTTCTTGTTTATTTCTTCTTACTATAGCCATAGCTCTTTGATTTATATCTTGTTCAGTAAAATCAGCAAGCCTTACAGGTGTCAAAGAGAAACTACCCTTTTCGTCCCGAAGCTCGGCCTCTGCTTGATTTGTGTACTCGGACCACTCAGCTTTACTAACATTCTGTGAGGCTATCTTAGACATAGCGTCTCTTAATTGAACTAACCTTTCTCTTTCTCTCGCTTCCGTGCGATTAGCATCTACTGATGCGGTGTAATAAGAATTACTAATTGCTCTATACTCAGCATCATGTTGTCTTCGGCCTGCTTCAGTCCATGTTCCGTTGTTTGCAAAATCAGGATAAGAACTTTTAAGCCTATTTATTCTTTCTGTTAATACTTGTGCAACAGAAGGATCTATATTTTTATTATTATTAATATCATTTTCTAGCTGAGGAACAGGAGACGTAGTAGATAAGTAAACATCTCTATCAGCTTTAGCGTCAATTTGATTTTTATGAGCAAGATCTCTAGAAGCCGCCGCTGTAGCCTCTTTGTCTATAGTTTCAATCACTGATGTAAGACCAGCGGAATCCCATACTTTTTTAGCGGTGGCGATGTCTTCCTTAGACCTTCCACTTTGGATCATATATTTATAAGCCTTAGCTACGCGTAATTCTTGCTCCTTCCTCTCTCTTTCTTTTGCGGCACTCTCCACAGCTTCTCTTTGTAGTTCTCGAATCTCTTCAGCGTCGGTACGTCCAACATAGCCTTTAGCATCTAAACCTGCTTTAGCAGCAATACCGGCCATGGACTCTTCGTACTTCCGTTGAAGGGCTGGGTCTTCTTCAGTAGCACGAGCGACCTCTAGCTTATTTATAGCCTTTTGTGATTCTTGTTTCATAAAAACAATTTTAGCTTGTTGCGCTTTTTGAATATCTTCTGTTGTTTTGGCATTAGCTATGTTGTACTCAATTTGCTGTATAGGAGACATTTTACGATAAGCTTCTAATCGTTGTTGTTGTTGGTATTGCTGCGGCAAATTACCAATCGCGGCTCCAGCCCCAAATAAACTTTTAGACATAGCAGGGTTTGCTAAGTTCTGTAAAAAACCTTGTGCAAAGTTAACCATTATTAGTTCCTCAATTAAGGGGTGGTGGGGGTAGTGTTACCAAATAAGCCACCCATCGCTCCTCTTAGCATGCTTCCGCCTACACCACCAGCAATGTTTGCNTGTCCTGTAGCCGCCGCCAAAAGACCCTGAAGACCTGTAGCATACGTCTGTCCGTAAGTTCCTGCTTGTTGTGCGATGGCTTGGCGACGTTGCTCTGCCGCTGTCATACCGGGCTGTAAAGCATTCAACAACTGGGACTGAGGTAAATAGCTACCAGCTAACATACCCTGACCTAACTGTGCCGTTTGCATTCGCTCATTACCTGCAAACTGCATAGCATTCAAGATAGCGCTGTTACGTGCTTCTTCTTGTGCTTTTGCCATTGCTAACCCTTCAGGAGTACCACCAAACATATCTGTTCGTACACCTAAACGACCCTGTGCGGCTAGTCTATTCTCTAACGCTAAACGCTCTCGTTCCTGTTGAGGAGACATAGCAGTCATCATTCGATCAAAGACTTGTTGCTCTCTTTCTTGTGGAGACATAGCCGCTTGACCAAACAAATCACCAGCGCTCTGAAACAATTGCTGTTGAAACGCCTGCTCTTCTGGGGACGTTTGAAGATTATATGACATTGCCCCAGTAGAAGGGTCTTGAGACATACCAAACTGACCACCCGTTGCCGAAGTAACAGTATAAGGCTGGAACTCCATCATTCCTGACAGTCTGTCTGCTAATCCTCCGGGCCCAGAAAGCTCAGTAAACGCTCTCTCTCCAACATCACCAAGATCGCTATAACCTTTCTCAGCTAATGCAAGACCTGCGGCACCTAACCCTAAAGCACCTGCATTTCCTGCTGCATTATCAGCACCCCCTAATAACTCTATTAACCATGGTGGCATTAGTATACACCTCCATCAATTGTTCCAGTACCTAAAGTACCGTTAAAAATCATCGCAGGAATTACTAATGTTCCTGTAAATGTGGGTGAAGCAAGATCAGCTTTTGTCGCAACTGCGGTAGCAATATCGTCAAACTCTGTTTCAAACTCTGTTCCTTTAATAACTTTGCCAGCGTCACCGGAAGGTAGACTATCCTTAGCCGCAAAGTCAGTAGTCTTAGTATAATTACTCATATTGTTTTACCTACTAGTGCTAATACATTTATTTCCTGTAAAGATAATTTGAATCCGTCAATGTCAGACTCAAGCCCAATTGTCAAAGTTCCACCACTGCCGTTAGCATTTATGGAATCCCTTGATATTTTTTCACCATCGGCGTACTCACCAATGTTAAACTGCGCTACGTTAAACTCAGATAAACTTTGAGTTCCTAAAGATATAAAAGAACTGTTGTATACAGTGTTAAAATCGTAACTCCACTTAATAAACAAACTAGCTCCGTTGCCACCAACAATAGTAGGTCTTAACTTTTTAAGAAACTTAAGCTTTGCCGCATCACCAAAAGTTAATTCAGGGCTAAAGTACCTAAACCGATATGAGCTACCGTTGTCTTGATTACCTGAGTAAGTACCTATTCCGTGTTTACTACCAATAAACAAAGTCCCGTTGTCTTTTCTCCCATACGAAGTAAAGTCAGTACCGGGCCATCGAGTTACTCTATAGGCACCATTTTCTACTGTACCTCTAACATCAAAGCACAGAGTTACGTCTTGATCTCTAAATGTTAATAAATAAAAGTTCTCTTCTGGATGATATACTGAAGTAAATGTTTCATTAGAAGGAGAAAGAAGAGATATAATATCTTTTGTTATTGTTGACGATAGGTTATTAATAGGCATTGATTTTTCTTGTATCGTCCGGCCAAAGCTACGTAGCCCTGTTTGAGACAAGAACAAAACATCTGAGCCGGTGTACTGTACAGTGTCTCTATCAACACAACCTATTCCTGATATAGTGTCTTTCAAAGCCATAGACGAGGGATCAGTAGCACCTGAGTAAACAACAATACTGTGCTTACCAAAAATAACAAGAGCATCGTTGTGAGCCGCTAGTGCTACAATTTCATCACGACCATCAGGCCATACAGTAGTAATATCAATAGACCCTGTAGATCCTCCTGACCATGCATGTCCTATAAGTGTGTCAGACCAATAGATAGTAGATTTATCTGTAGCAAAGTCAGCAGTCCACAACCTGCCATAAGCCGCTAATACCTCATTTCCATACATAGTAGCCGAAACACCAGTAGCATGAGTATGATTGCTCATAGCCTGAACAGCCGCTGATGTGTTATCGTAAACTAAAGGCTCAAAACCTCTTTGGAAAAAATATACGTGGTCGTTAAAGTTAACTATTTTCCAGTTGTTTGCGTTAATTGAATAGCCGACGGGAGTAGCATCTACCAGTGTAGTAGTACCACTCATAATCTTGTTGTTACCTACAGAGAAAACAACAGAGTTTCCAGCATCATCTTTAAATTCTTTTATAGCCTGAATACTCTCTGAGCCTAATACAGTTTTATCTGTAGTAATTACAGACAAACCCTTACGAGCGGCAACGCGGCCTCGCTTGTCAATAACCGCATTGTCTGCTATTTCAGCAAACGAAGGGTCTTGAGCTAACGGAGAGTCTTCCGTGTTAATCCCTTTAAAGCCGGGAGCTACAAGATTTATACTTTTAAGTTCTTGTGCCATACGTACCTCAAGGTGTATAGAATATTACTTCTTCTGGGTGCTTTGCCGCGTCAATAGCAATAGCGTCAGATAAGTATTTATTAGCTATAGTAAAGTACTCAGAAGCAGAAGTGCCCCCAGTCTCTCCACGCTCTCTTGCCGCTAAAGCCACAGCAAGGTGAACTACAGGAGGAGCAGGTATATACAGAAAAGACCCATCAAAATTTAAATCGTCTTTACGAATAACACAGTTAAATCTAAGTGTGTAGGCTCCGTCAGGCTTAGGGTATACGTCTATCTTAGTATCGCCTGTACCACTTCGGATACCGTTATATGTAAAATAAAGAGGAGACCCTGACACCACGTCTTCCATTAAATACTTCTCATCAAACCACTTTTGAGTTTGGTAAGACATAGAAGTGTTGCTTGTGTCATTAATAACATTAAGCTCTTTAATGTTGTTCTGACTACCAGTAAGCGTATAACTAAACACACCCTCTAAAGTAGTCACTGTTAGTGTTGTACGCAAAGCAGACCAATCCCAAGCAGTTTCTACTAATGTTTTGGCATCGTTAACTAAATCACCTATAAGCTTACTATAAGAATTTTCGTCAACTGAACCTACTTCAGGTTCGCGTAATCTTCTTAGAACAGCGTTAACTAAGTCTAGTCTTGTAGGCATAGTGGGAAATATACTTGTCATGAGAATAAACCTTTTCCTTTTCCTAGTCTTGTTATCATTTTCATAAGCTCGGCATCATAATCTTTTGTAACGTACTGTACTCCTACGAAAGGAGTCTGCTGATAGTTAAAGGTAGGTTGCGTTAACATACCTCCAAATGCACCTCCTCCTCCAGTACCTCCCCCACCTCCGCCACCACCGTCGTCAGTGTCGTCTGGGCCTCCTACTTCTGGATCAGACCCGTCATTGTCTGGGGTAGTGCCGTCATTGTCTGGATCAGACCCGTCATTGTCTGGAATAGTTCCGTCATCGTCTGGAATAGTTCCGTCATCGTCTGGAATAGTTCCGTCATCGTCTGGAATAGTTCCG